TCTAGTCGCTGACCAGCAACCTCTGCGTCCTCTAAGTAAGTGTCGAGTAAATGCTCGCCAGTGGCGGCACTTCTAAAAGAAAGCTGTTCGGATGGAACTCTGGTTACCGCCATCTAGTTATCCCCAAGTTTCGCGGCAATCTGTTCGACCCTTCCGCGAGAAAGTTTCAGAACCTGATGTATCTTCTCAACCAACGCACCTATCGTATCGCGCCCAGCCAAATCAGCATCCCTTACCTCTGATATTGCACACGATAGGTCAGACAAGTCGTCCCTAATTGGCGATATTTCTTCTTGAAGCTTAGCGTCTATGTAATCCCTAACCTTCGGATCAATAGCGCTTCTAAGGTTTTTGGAGCTAGCTAACGTCATTATGCCCTCTTCATAGGAACTAAGTTCCCCTTCTTGACTTCACTTTGAATGTTGCCTTGTGGCTGGACAGAAGCACCTCTCGCTCTCTCCATTATTGAAGCTTGTTGCGATGGCGTTGGGCCTTCTTGCATTTGCTCTTTGGATATTTTGAATTGATCCAAGTCAGCCACACCCATAGCCCTGATTGCTTCCTCTGCAATCTTGCCAGCAGAGTATTCCATATTCAGCCCTGTCTGGTTCATAATCTGAAGCATGTTCATCCATGTCTCAGCATTTCTTGTAGGCTCCAACGGCAGTGTGCCGTCAGTCACAAGGTAATCAATCTCGCCTTGTATATCTTGCAGCTTAAAGTCTATGTAGCCGTCCTTAACCATATCCCTAACAGGAGAGGCATTGTCATTTTCGCCAACGCGAATAGACCCCTCATGGGCAAAGAAATCCTGTATGTTGGATGTCATCATTCTAACCATAGGTCGCACTGACGTTGCAGATATAATTCTTGAAAGTACACCTAAGCGTTGGCTGCCGAGCTGGGTGAGCCGCTGGATTTCTGTAGCTGTGCGTACGCCGCCTTCGGCAGTCGGCATACCCTGCTGGGCATCGGATGCTGCGCTCACGCGCTGCTTAATCTCTGACATAGCCGCAATGTCGTTCCAGTGTCCCTTGGTAACGTCAGGAACTTGCGCTATAAACACACCTTTTCCTGGCTCATTTCCTGGCAATGTACGCACAAGTCCGTGTGGATTTCGGTCTATTAAATCCTGTATCGCTACTTGCGTTGGGTCAACAAAAATCAGGTTAGAAAGAGCAGCCTGTACGTTGTCAACGCGAGAGCGAAGTAACCATGTTGCAATATCATGTAACGGCAGTAGCAAATCGTAGAGCGATTGACCGTAATTCTTGTGCGCGTCTTGGTATAAACCACCTATCGTCACAGGAAATTGTCTGCCATATGGGTTAAGCTGTAACCTAATTACAACATTCTCATCCAATACAGTGGCTAATACCCAGAGTTGGTCAATCTGAGGTAGGTTAACCTCGTAACCAGATAGGCGTAACCACACCTCATCTATTACTCTGTTGTCTCCAAGAGTAAAATAAGTGCCGCCATTCTCTCTTCGATTTTGTTCGGATGGGTCAATAGATAAGCCTCGCCCTGCTTCCTTGTTCCACTGGTGTCCATCCCAACCACCGCTCGGCGGCGTAAGGCGGTTTCGCAAGGCTGGGAACTGCTTGAGCTTGGGGTATAAGCCTGTCTGCAAGAGGCTGTCGTATGAGCAATGGTCGGAAAATATAATATATTGCATCCGTTCCCAATCGCCCCATTGAACTCTTGGGTCGTGGAAGACTTTTCGTGGGTCGTAGTTCTGTATCTCATTGGTTCGTGTCTCTGCATTCCAAGTTATCTTGGTAGGCGCATACCCATATCTAATAGCGTCAAGAAGGTGCTGGGCAATTCTAGCTTCCCCTGCTGTCCTTCTCATCTGCTGATGTAGTAAACGTTCAATAATTGCAGAGGACTTTCGGCTCTGTCTGTTTAATCCTTCAAGTTGAAACATCGGGTTGCGCCCTGTGAGCGCTGCCATCAAGTAGGTTAATACGGTGTCACTAATTGCTCTAGTGTCAGCAATAACTGCTTTTTCTCTAAAGGCTGTAGCGTCAGGCCGCACATAAACATCATGTGCGCGGTCTGCTTCCTTCCAGTGATCATAGCGACGACTAATCTTATCGTAGCTCATAGTCATTGCTGACTTAACATAATCGACTATGCGGCTCTCTTCTTGCTGAGAAAGATCAGCAGAGATGTCCTCATACTTCATAAATTTGTCAGCGTGAGCCGACAAGTCTACTACTATCCCATCGCTTTCTGGGACGAACTCAGAGCGATAATTTGTTGTGACAACTGACATACATTTATTTAATGCATTTTATTTCAGTTAGTCGTCCCTATTCCCCCCAGCCTGTCCATGTGTCCGACTTGCCATTCAAATCAGATTTCATGTCCCACAAGCTTTCTTTTTTTTGCGATGCAAAAACTGGTGGCGAATAGTAGTCTCCATGCGTTGGAGTGCGAGCAAGTACGTCTAGGAAAATAGATAAAGCGTCTACTTGGTCGTCATGCGTACCTGACGGAAACGATTGGCACTCATCCAAGAAAGTATCTAGCCAAGGCGCTGCCGTTGGAAGTAAAACCCTACCGCCTTCTATTAGGGGTAGCACAGCGTTTAGTCGTGCTACTTTATCACTGTTGACCTTGTATGGCACAACGGCAACACCGCTCTCGCGCTTCAGCTCTTGGATTAAGCTTTGACCCGATGCCTTGTCTTCAATGTATATACCTCGCAGACCCTTGCCGCGCCATTGGTTGTTAAGCTGGATCATGCGGCGTTTTAATTCGGGGAACTCATACCTGTCGCGGATCAAGTCTATTATGTAGATGTCGCCAGACGTATCCAAGCCACCGACAATCATAACAGTATAGTCAGATGTCTCTGTCTTCTTGAACGCTGTGTCGGCTGCGATGATGAGCGATGAGAAGCGCTCTGGCTTTAAGTCGGCAGGGTATGAGCGCCACCAGTTGGCGCGAATAAGGTTGCCCCCCTCAATGTATGGCGTCTGTTGGTACAGGGATGCGAACTCGCGTGGGTTTAATCGGCGGCGGCGTTCCAAGTCCTCTAGCGTAAAGCGGCTGGGCCACAACGCTTCCTGCTTAGTTCCCTTGACGTAGCGACGACTGCTGTTGAGCTTGTTACCCTCAGACACTGGCTTGTACCGTGGGTCTTCTTTAGGTAAATCCCACACGGCTGTCGTAACTCCGTTCTCTACATCTTTAATCGCTGGGTAATTAATGTGCAGCCAGCGCCCCTCATTCCAATCGTCTGTCTCCATGAGGCGACCAGCTAAGTCGTCAGGATGCCAGCGCGTCAATATAACAATCTGGGCTGGGGGAACGTTGTCCATGTCGGGCTGTAGTCGCGTTGTGAGCGCGGAAGTGTAGTAATTCCACACCTTGTTTCGCTGGGTAGCGCTCTCGGCTTCCTCACGCGACTTTAGGGGGTCATCGAACAAGAGCAGATTAGCGGCTCTCCCAGACGTTGTACCCCCAACGCCAATGAAGTAGCTGGCTCCACCGACTGTAGTGCGCCACGCCTCAACTGAGCGGCTGTCAGGCGACATCTGGAAGTCTGGGAAGGCTTGCTCGTTCTCTGGCTCATTTACAATCTGGCGAACCTGTCGTCCAAAATCTGTGGCGAGCTGCGTGTTGTACGAAGTCACCATCATAAAGCGCGATGGCTTGCGAGACATGAAGTATGCAGGGAAGTAGACAGAGCCGTAGGTACTCTTGCCGTGTCTTGGCGGCATGGTAATTAAAATGTTGCGTACTGGTACTTCATCTGGGTTGTCAGTGCGCCGTCTGTCCTTGCCGTACAAGTTTGTCAGCTCGTTCTTCTCCAATAAGTCGAGCGCGCCGATAAGATGCTTGTGAAATTGTGGCAGCTTCCACGTTGGGTTCTGCAATCGCACAAAACCTTCGAAACTTTCCTCTGCCTTGCGTAGAGATAAAAGATATTTTGCTGCGTCTTGCTGACTAATGCCCATCTTCAGTGTCTGCCTCTACGTCAATGATCTGGTTTACCCCTGATGCTATGCGCTCAAGGTCTGCACGACTAAGCTGGTTAACGCTTTCGTTGAGTTTGTGTTCGTGTTGCTGAAATTGCACCGTCAAGTCTGGCATCACCTTGCTCAATAGGGTGGCAAAAACACGCGCTTGCGTGGGTGTCCAAGCCATATCTCCCATTACAGCCTTGTGAGCGTCCTCAACTTGAATATTAACTTTCTCAAACACCTTTGCTCGCAATCTTGCGACCTGTGATGGGTCGAGATTGCTGGGGTCGGCTAGGTCTTTTCTTCTGGGCGTTGTCATTTTGCTTTTTCCTGTAACGTTTTTAAATTTTTGCTCGGCGGTCACGCAGGGTAGAGAGGTGGCAATCCAAAAATCGGCTTTGGGGAAGGGGGTTTACCCCCCCTTCCCCATTGTTGGTCAATTAATTGACCACTGAACCGCTAAGTTATTGTTGTCAAACAACAATAAACTCCTCTAGTAAGGGAGATATAGGGATATTTAAGCTCTAAAACGTTTTGAATTACTAACCTCGCGTGGCAATCAATTAGTAATTATAGCTATCTCAGTTACTTAGTCTACCGCGTGGCTTCCCTATCGGGAAAAGGGATCGTTTGCCGTCGAGAAATCAATCTCAAAACGAAACCTATATACCTCTGAAAGGGGATACCTATGTCTATTTTCGATATCAAAGCACTTAAAATCAACGATTTTAACCAAGCGAAGCTTGATGGATTTGTTACTGCGGAGCAGTTTGCCCCAGTGGTTCAAGCAAGGCTTGACCGAGCCATCCAGAAGAAGGCCGAAGGCCGTAAGACCTACGGTCGAGAAAAAGTTCTGGCGAAAGCTCTGAAAGAGCTGACCACCAACGGTGGTTTCAAGGTCGGCTCCGAAGGAGAAGTTGACAGCAGCGGAGCTGCAAAGATGGCTTGCTGGAAACCAGCAACCAAACCAGAGCCGAAGGCTAAGAAAGCTCCGAAGGCCGAAGCCGTCAGCGAAGCTGCATCTGCAATCAGCGAAGCTGTGCAGTTGGAAATCGCAAGAGCTTCGCTCTTGTCGAATGCCCCAAACCCCAACGGCAAAGCCGTCAAGGATCAAGTCGCTAGACTTGACCGTATGATCGAAATGATCTCAGCGGCCTAAGCCGCTCCCAACAACGTTAGCAACGCTAAAGCCGCTGCCCCTTCGGGGTGGCGGTTTTTTTTTGTCTCTGGAAAGCGGCCCTCGCCGTTTCCCTGAGCCAAAAGGCTCGACCACGACCAAACCAAAACCAGCATAGGAGAAAATTATGCAACGCAAAGACCAGTTCAAGACCTTCGAAGAAGCATTCAACAACTTCCAACCCCAGAACAATGGCTGGAATTACGTCAAACCCTACACCGATGAGCAGATAGAAAACGTCTTTAAGCCTGACGATGAGCTGACGGCAGAGGATTTGCGTGTCCAAGCTGACCTGTTCAGCGTTCCACCAGAGCTGCTTCGTTCAGCCTTCCTGACCAGAGGTCAATAATGCTGGATCGTTCAGCAACAGTCAGGGACGAGCAAATTGCTCGCCTCTGCATTTGGATCGGCATCACATCAGCGATGCTGGTTCTCGCAATGGCTTTTACCGTTGGCATGGTGAACGGCTTTATGAACTGCAACGAGCTAGAAAACTACTGGTCACCGACCACCGAGCAATGGGTTCAACGGCAGGGTGACTGTTGGCTGATACCCAGAGTGCAAGTCCATCAATAGGAGAAACCAACATGTAGGAGCATTAAAAATGGAAAACCTAAACGACTACCAAAAGCTAGACTGGATTAGCTTTGCAATCCAAGAGGCGTTAAACGGAAATCTTGGGGAATTAGAGCAAGCATTAGAACTCGTCGAAGACTTGCGCGATAACTCATTTCAAGAGCCTATCAACGATCCGAATGGCATCTTCCTCATCTTCAACGAGGAAACCAAGCTTTACTGGTCGAACACTGACGGCTGGTGCGACAACACCAGATCAATCTTCAGCTTCGAAGAAAAGCAAGCTCTGAACCTTCCTATAGGTGGTCGATGGGTGAGCCTTGCTCACGATCCAGAGTATTACCCAGAGCCTGACGACAGAGAGCAAGCTTTCATAGATGCACAGCAAGATTGAGGCTCCATCGGTGACGGCAGTTATCAACTGCCCGATCCCATGCAGCTTCTGCATGACAACGCTATGAAAGGAACAAACATGGCAAAATTTAGACACCGCAAGATGAACCAAGAAAAAATAGAATTTGTTGCTAAAGTTCTGGCAACAGAAATCATTGGCCCAGAGCCAGACAACACAGCTCTAGCTGCCCAAGCCCAAAGGGTATTAGACCAGCTACCAGAAATCTTGGACGCTTGCCAAGCGCACTTCGTTTGGAACGAATTGCCAGAGGATTTTAGGAAATCAATCACAGATGGCGAGTTAGGCAAAGATTATTACTGTGACAGCTATTGGAGAAATGAAGCCAAGCTAAGCGTCTGGGAAATCTTTATGGAAATGGACAGTAAGGATTACATCGACGGCATTGGAAACTACCACATTGACCAAGCGATGGAGAAGCTAGGAGTTAGCGTCCCTTCAACCACTAAAAATCATGGTTATTTGGATTGGTATTATATAACACCCAAAGCCTTAGTAAGGGCAGAACAAAACAATAAGTTCATCGCTCCATATATCGACAGCAGTATTTACGACGATCTGCACAAGCATGTGCTTCACAAAGCCATTGACCACAATACCATTGTTCAGAACGATGACGGTCAGGAAGTAACCCTTTACGCTGCACTATCACCTCTCTGCTGTCGAGCAATGCAGTGGACAGTCAACCTTGAAAAATTAAAATCAAAACTTCGTAACGAAATGCATGACTGTACGACCAAGCAAGTTATCGAAGCATGGCCCGAAGCAGAGCAAATCATCTACGATGTCTACGGCTACCAACCTAACGTCAGCAAGCCGACCAACCCACTGAGCCAAGTGATAGCTGACGCTGGCATACTACAAATCGCAGCTCAGTAACCAACCCCAACAATCAGAAAGGAATTAACATGCAAAGCATGTCCAAAAGTGATGTCTTATCGTATATCAAAACAAGCAAGAACCCAGCAATACTTACTGAGCTTGTACATGCTGCCGACAGGCGGCGTAAGTCTGTGTCCAGAGACAGCAAGCACAACCTTAGAGTTGGCGCTTCAGTCAAGATGCAGTGGAGTGCCAACGAAACTAAAGTTGGTATCATCAAGCGCATCAACCGATCCAAGTGTGAGGTCATCGTTGACGGTCATCAATGGAGTGTACCGATCAGCATAATGGTGCTTAATCATGCTGCTTAACACAACCCCAACAGCCCACGAAGTATTGGCAGTGCAGCAAGTCACCAATGCTTTCAAACCAACACACTCAGCCTTTGTTAGGCTGAGTAAAACCTCACTCATCAACAACTGTTTCAACGCTAGGCCAGACATGAAGCTGATGGCCCAGCTATTTGGTTACAGTTACGCCAACGCCAAGCGAGGTGAGAAGCATACCCAGCGCTGCCTAATGGTCGATGATGAGTGGGCCTCTAAATGTGACACCCAAACTTACGTCAACTGGTACAAGACTGCTGGCAAGAAAGCTGAACAACGAATGTCTATCAGCAATATAAAATCCCTAAATAGGTTTTGGGAAAACGATCTGCTGATGTTCAGCCAGCATATGGTGCAAAGCAATAAGCTTCTCATCCTGTGCAACCTGACAACCAAAGGTGCAACCATCGTCAACGCCAAGAGGGATAGCTATGCAGCAGAGTGAGCCATTCCATCTAGTCTTTGAAGACGAAGACAAGTTCACCGATGAAGACATTGAGCGCATCGTCAGCGAAGCGTTCAAGACAGTGTTCAAGAGAGCGAAGGTAGACGAAGCCCTCTCGCTCCGAATGAACAAGAAACTCAACCAACCAGATTAATCAACCGATACACCATTGGTTGTTTATTAATGTGTCCAACAATTCTGTTTGACACACCAAACGTTGTGTCTTATACGATACAACACAACTTTGCATAAAGGGAAAACAAATGCAAAATAAAATCAATCTCAGCAAAATCCTTACTGATGTTCTGGAAGGCAACATTAAAGCCAATGACGGCAAGAAGGAAATCAATGAGTGGCTGACGCTACAGTATGTTACGGCTGGTATATACACCGAGCCAATGCTGACAACAGTGCAGATGGATGCCTCTATATTGCTCACTGCACAGGCTGACGACAGCAAGCCTCACTCCAAGGTAGTGCCTGTCAGCAAGCCTAGCCAAGTGGTGGGCAGGGCGATGTCAGTCTACGCAATGGCTATCTATGCAGCATCTATCCATCTGCATGGCTTTAGTGAAGCACACAGGCAGTTGGTGAGAACCCTAGTCACGAAGACACCATCCGACATAGAGCTGGAAGGACGCTTTGCTGAGCGTACCGTCGAGTTTGGCAAGACCACAAGTTCGTGGCCCTTCACCGTATCTGATATCGAAACCCTAGCTCTAGCTCTTGGCGTCACTGATCCCTTCCCTACTCTCGCCACATTACCCACAATTATAAATGGTATAGTGCTAGAGCTGGCGGTTAACGATGGCTCTGACACCAATGAGTTCATCCCTGATGTTCCAAGCACCCCATCGACAAGCGATGCTCAAGTCAACGCTCTTAACTATATGCTCTCATCCTACACCAAGGGCGAGGTCACTGATTGGACTGCGTTTCTACATGATTACAAGTCGGCACTAACGTCAGTCACTGAAAGCGCTGATAAGGTTGTCGATCTGGAACGCAAGCTGCTGGCTGAGAAGTCAATGACCAAGGCAACGGCAACGCCAATCAAGGGTGATGGAACAATACCAGATGGCAAGCCTGTCTATGCTAACGCCAAGGATGTGTTCGGCATTGATGACCCAAGGTTGGACTTCGATGTGGTGACGTATCAGTGGGATGCAGAAAATCCACACGTTCCCGATCTTATACCCAGCTATCACTTTAACACCGAAGTTCTGTCCAGCTTCCTATGGGCGCAGCTCTTCAATTCCAACTGCTGGTTCAAGGGTCACACTGGTACAGGCAAGACAACGTTCATCGAACAGGTCTGTGCAAGGCTTCACAAGATGTGCTTCCGTCTTAGCTGTGACGTTGGTGTGGAAAACTATCACGTTATCGGCAACAAGGATGTGATCGTCAAGGAAGGTGTCAGCGTTACGACATTCACCGAAGCGATACTTCCTAAAGCAATGGTACTACCCAGCCAGTTCATCATCGACGAAGCTGACGCATTGCGTGGTGACATAGCCTATCTCTTCCAGCCAGTGCTAGAAGGTCAGCCTCTTCGTATCAACGAAGATGGTGGTCGTCTGGTAGTACCGCATCCTCAGTTCTGTATCGCTGCGACTGCTAACTCAGGTGGCAACGGTGACGACACAGCTTTGTATGCTGCTGCCGTCAAGACGCAATCGACTGCTCAACTGAACAGATACAATCAGTTCTATGAGATTGATTATATGTCAGCCGATGAGGAAATTGCTGTGGTCAGACAGGTTGTACCTAACCTATCCGACATCTCAGCAGAAAATCTTCACACCTTCCTCAAGGATTACCGCAAGGGCTTTCAAGACGGCACGATGTCTACGCCAGTTAGCCCTCGTAACTCCATCACGATAGCCAAGTATTGCTCATTCTTCGAAGAGAAGATGGGTGCTGGCGATGCCTTCAGAGCTGCCGTCAGATCGAACATCACTATGCGCTGCCATGACATGGACAAGTCTCGCATCAACGAGCTGGTCGAACGCATTGCTAGAGGCGCGACGATGGAAACAACCCAAGAAACTGATGATGGCGTTCCCTTTTAGGGGGCGCTTAACAATTTCACAAAGGAGAAACTAATGTTTAAACTCAATTCACCGCTTTCATTAGCAACAGGTCTTGAAGCGCTCTCAAANGTACACGCTGCAAGGCACATCACGACAACNTTCTCTGGTAAGAGTGCTTATACTGACTATAGAAGTATCAACTTGCCANCCCTACCGTTACTAGCGGAGCTGAGCGCTGCTGATATGGCTGTCTATCGCGGTTACCATGGTCACGAAGTAGCTCACATCCTTCACACAAACAAGTCTTACTACAATCAGTTCGTCAAGGATAATTTCGGTGAAGCTCATGTGACCCATGAGGATGCTGACGGCAACATCACTGTCACCTATGACCCACTGATAGATATGCGTATCGGTATATTTCACCGCATATGGAATTTCATGGAAGACCCCATGATAGAGAAGAAGGTTGTGGTGCAGTTCGGTGGTCTGCCAGTAGCTCTCAACGCAGTGGTAGAACGTGTCGTTGCGATGTCTAACGCCATTAGAGAAACCGCAAGGGCAGAAAAGCAGTACGACCCAAGAGAAACGCTGCTGTTTGCGTTGAACCTCTACACTAGATTGGAAGCTGGCATCGGTGGCCCAGAGGTCAGGGAGTATTTAGCCAACATCCCCGATGAGATTAAGCCTCTCTTCAAACGATACAAGAAGAGAGCATCTAACCTCAAGCACACCTCTTCTGTCTGCAAGTTTGCGCTCAAGCTGCTGTACGATTTGTGGTCGGACGAAGAGCTAAACACACTGCCACCAGAGCCAAAGGAAGACGGCAAGACAGGCGGCAATGGCGACGAAGGCAACGGTAACGAGAAGGATCAAGACGATGGGCAAGATGACAATGACGGAGATAGCGGAAGCGATAGCGGAGCCGACGATGGAACCGACGAAGGAACCTCTGACGATGAAGCAGCCGAAGGTTCCAGCGACGAGGACGGCGATGCTGAACAAGGCTCACAGGGAGGTGACCAAGAAGAGGACGCAGAAGGCGAGAAGGAAGAAGGCGAAGAACAAGAAGTTCAGAACGGCAACGGCGTGTCAGGGCATGGGGGGAAGCGTTTCCCGATACACGAAGTGCCTGACCTAAGCCAAGCCGTCGAGGATATAGCGTCAGAGGTTTCCGACTACACGCCAGACAACGGTAAGGGTGAGACTTTCAAGTACGAAAGAAGGCCAATCTTTATACGGCGCAACAGAGAATGTGGCGGCGATCTTGTCAGACACGAAATGACAAAGGTAAGCTATGGTGAGAAAGGTTACTGGCTACCTTATGATTATGGAAAGCTTAACGCTAATTATGGTAAGCCGTTACCACATCGTCCTGACAAGGAAGATCGTCACTACAATTCTAAAGTGGACTTTGATACTTGGCGCAACGAGGAAGAAAGCAAGTGGCATCTGGCTCTTACTGGCGATGACCGTCGATCTATAGCACTGCTAGCTCGCAAGCTACAGTCTCGACAAAAAGATCAGACAGAGAGAGGCAAGCCGCGAGGTCGCCTTGATGCAAGCCGAGTGTCCAACATCATCATGGGTGATCAAAACGTTTTCTACAAACGTACTGCAAGCCAAGGCTTCTCGACGGCGGCTGCTGTGTATTGCGACATGAGTGGTAGCGTTAAGTACAGCAAGATGTCCAACGCTATTGCTGCCGTCAACGAGGCGCTGGGCATGGGTAATATCGCTACCCAGATAGCAACGTGGTCAGAGATAGATGACAAGTGCGAGATCAACATCCTCAAGGAGTTCGAAGACAACTACCGTAACGTCAGGGGTAACATGGTGTTGTCACGTTTCTCCCCGATTGCTGGCGGCGGCACTCTGGCAGCAGAAGCCTACCTTACTGCGATCCAAGAGCTGCTTCAACGCCAAGAGCAACGCAAGATTATCTTCTTCTTGCAAGATGGTCGGAGCAGTAGCGGTGGGGGGATGACGGCAGAGAGTGCATGTCGAAAGGCAGAGACACTAGCTTCGATGTACGGTGTGGAAACCATCGGCATTGGCATAGGCTTTTGTGGCATCTCCAACTTCTTTGCTAACTCGATCACGACTGACTTCAACAGCCTTGCTGCCGATCTACTGATGGAGCTGAGCGGTTACTTTGACAGGCAAGGAACGTCAAGTGAAGTTGCCTGAGTTCAAATCATCTAAGCCGCCAAGAGTAAAGCGTGAGTGGTTATGCCTATGGCATCGCCGCCCACCTCTATTCTGGTGGCGTGTCGCCCTTGTCGTCAAGCACAACAAGATCAGGCACAAGGACAGAGAAAAGATCAAGGCAGTGTGTGCCTTGGTCGATCAAACCTTCCCCCTTCAATCTGAATTTAAGGAGACAGTGTAATGAAGATTGAGATAACATTCTCAGTCAACTTGCCTAGCGTCATGCAAGAGGCTGACGCTAAGCTATTCGTGGACAACTTAGAAATAAGTTTGGGCATGACTGATAGCGCGGCGGCTGAGTACCTGATTGAGAAGGGGCTAAAGCCTATGTTTCATCAGGAGATAACGTCAGTAAAATACATCAGCGAGTGGCCCTTCAAGGGGCCGCTTAAAAAGGCAGTGCTAGATTGATAGTGGCTGCAACTTGTCTGGCTCTGAACGTCTACTTTGAGGCGCGTTCGGAGCCTATCATCGGGCAGTTTGCGGTGGCCCAAGTGACCCTTAACAGAGTTAAGTCTAGCGATTACCCAGATACAGTATGTAGCGTTGTGAAGCAGAGCAACGCTAACGGATGTCAGTTTAGCTGGTTCTGTGACGGAAAAAGCGACAAGCCAAAAGACAACGAGGCTTGGGCGATTGCTCAATGGGTGGCTGAGATAACCATTAGCGACGAAGACGGATCACTAAATCTCATGCCGTCGAGCGTCATTCATTACCACGCTGATTATGTGAACCCTTTTTGGGTGAGCAGTTGCGTTGCCGTTCGCAAGTATGGTCGGCACATTTTCTACAGGAGGAAGACATGAGCATGGAAGACATCGCCAAGAAGATGGAGAAGTCTAGTGACCTTATGCGTCAGCTAGATAAAAGCATACAGATCAAAAACGTCTGGCCCGAAGCATATGAAGGTGGATCGCAAGCTAGAGTTGGGTACAAAACTTCTACCATCGGTGGGTACAAAGGTCAGCAAGAGCTAATCACACTTGCTTGGATAGAGCGAACGGCAGATGGCGAGAGGTATTGGCTCAACCAGAATGAAGCTAAAGAATTAATCAAACGCTTCCCACTCTCAAAATATTACGAGGAAAAAGTATGATGAATAAAACTTTGATGAAACTGGAAGCAATCTGCAAACCGCATGGTGTAGAATTTGTTTATGATCACAGCTTTGGAGAGTGGAGCATTACGTTTTATGCACCACCAAAACAATGCTGGGGATCAAGTACATGTAGTGTTGTTTGTTATAACTATGACAGCCTACGAGGTGTTATCGGCTGGATAAGGCATGAACTATCATCTGGTTTTTATGATGAAGCTTAAATACAAACGTAAGCTGCTGTACATCAACGACACTGAGCCAGTGCTAGGTGTCAGTGATGACATGCATGTTGGCGTTAGCGTCAGGGGTGAGCTGAAAGACGCTGACCTTCTGGTGCTAGGCTTACGCTTCTGCCTTGCAGATGAGAGCTGGCGGCAAGCACTAATAGAAAGAACGCGCTCCAAGATAGGGGCGCGTTCGGATGACGATACATTTAAGAAAATTGAAAAGCTTTGTGAGGCTATGAGCCTGACGCAAGCCTAGTGACGTTACCATATGCGGCAAGCTTATCATATTTTGATTGCTTGCCGTAGCATGGATCAATGACAGAAATTATATCATCAATGTTGCGTCCATAAAAGCAACGCGAAGCGCTTGTCTGATTACCACCACGAAAAGCCTTCAAACAAAACAACTCACCATCACGATGCAGCTTCTCTATTGCAGTTGCAACGATAGTCCATTGTTTGATCTGGCCCTCAGTCATGTCAGAGTGATGGCAGTTTATGCCAGTGATTTTCTTTTGGATGTCTGGCGTTGCCATGCATTTGACAGTCATCAAAAGTTTTTGAATTTCTGCTGCAAAATTTCTAGGCTGCTCAACTGGCTTTGGTGGCGTTGGCTTTTTCTTTTGAAGGGGTGTCGTAAAGCCCAGATCACCGTCCACCAAATGACTAGCAACCTTACTAAGTGGTGCGGTCATTTCATCACCGTCGATAATCTTTATAACACCAATGGTAATATACTTAGACGGCGACTTCGCAGTTTTAGGTGGGTTGACGTTAGGTTTAACTAACATATCCACCCAATCACCAACCATAACGTGGTGTTTAGAAATGTCGAATGGGTTACAGTAACAGTTGTCACCGTTCATCAGCTCAAACATCATAGACCCGTTTGAAAATTCAAAAAGGGCGCGTCCTCTTGCAACTTTTGGTAACATATTTACCTTACTTAAATCACTATGTTTCATCAGTGCATCCTCTCCCTGTCCATTGTTAAAAATGAATTAGCTTCGCCATCACTAAGCTTTTGTAGTACGATGGCTAATTCTCTGTGCTTCTTCGCCTCTTGAATTAAGTGTTCGACAAAACTTTCTTGCAGGTCGTAGGCGTGACAACCTTCTTGCATTAAGTCACCGACAGTCTTCGCTGCTGCCTCAAGAGAGGTTGCAAAAACGTTGTGTGCTTGACGCCCTGCTTTTTTAAACTCGTCATAGTCCATAATGACCAATCTCCTGACTAATGGCTGACAAGCAGCCGTTACAAAAACAACAGATGTTATCTGTCGTTATACAAAAGTTGTGTCACGTTGTCGGGAAAGGTTGTGAAAGGTGGCATTGCCAACCCTTAGCAGGGGAGCGCCTTCGACCACTCGGCCACAGCTCCATGCAGGGGGATATGTACTTTCACAACCTTTGTCAATCACGTATTGACCGACAAACGGACACAACTATGTCATGTTTACGCTACAATATATTGACGTTGATCGTCAAGCGTAGTGTTCATGTAGCGCATAACCATTTTCAAATCGGTATGACCAAGACAGTCAGCGATTATCTTTGGCGGTGTGTTTGCTAGCGCAAGGCGCGTTGCAAACGTATGGCGCAGAGTGTAGGGCGTTCGATCTACAATCCCTGCGTTCTTGCAAGCCGTTGACCAGCTCTTGTAAAGAGAGTGGCGAGTGGTGAACGGTTGACCATCAACCTTGAACACAAGTTGTTCGGGTGACGGCAGTGGTGAAGACACTGGAATAGTACCCAGCGCATCAGGATTAAGTAAAACCTTCCTCAGTCTTAGCCTTCCTGATTTACCTTTGAATGTTCCAAGCTCGACGCTAGGATCAGACCAGTTCACTTGACCATAGGTTAACGTTCGCGCTTCCTTTGGTCTTGCTCCTGTCTTGAGCATGAAGATACAAATCCGAGCAACGTCAGGGTGAAGGTGACAAAACAATCTCTTCTCTTCGTCCTCAGTCATTACGCTGATTGAAACTTCATCCTCTGCTGGCTTCTTCAAAGTTATCTTGTCACGCATACCCAGCTCGGCCCCATAGTTAATGATGGCTTGAAGCTGTATCAGCTCACGACGAATGGTTGAATTGCTGTTTCCCTTTGCGGTGTGGTACTCAGCAATGTAATCCTCAACCATCCTTACGTCGATTGATTTGATAGGTGCGCTACCAAAAGCCTTGCACAACTTGTCAACGTAAGCGCGAGTGCTTTCACCACTGCCAGTTAAGGTTGACCGAAGATATTTCCCAGCCACAAACTTAAACGTGGCGTTGGAAATCGTCGCTTCACTGCCAGTGAAGTATTCACCCTTCGCAATTTGCAATTCGATCTTGGCTTTTTCTTGCAATGCCATAGCGTAGTCAGTCGTATTGGTGGACTTTCGGACACGCCTCTTCATGGCGTATCCGTCGATGTGGTAGACCCCATCAGGGTTTTTCTTTAATGCCAACGGCATACGGTTTTCCTTCTGTTAGTTTGCAGTTAAGTGTGATGGCGGGGCGAGTGGGGAGAAGGCTGACAACCAGCCTCCTACTACCCAATCGGATTGAATTTTTCCAAGCCGTTTTTTCGTGCTAAAAATTATGGCTCTGAGCAGGGTCGAATTAGCTAAAAATGCGTAGTTGTAACCCAATGCTCCACCCTGTCTGTGTTTATCGTACTTCATTTTTCACTTCCTCTCAGGCGTATCGTCGCTGAGTTTCGCTATTG